CAGGGACTGGGCGAGGCCAAACTTGCGCGCCTCTTCCTCGGGGATCTGGTGACCCGCCGGGAGGAACAGATGCGCCATCTCCGGATCACCGTCTTCGACCACACGCTTGCGGTCTTCGGTGAGCCAGAGTTTGACGGACGCGGTGTACATCGCCATTTGGGACCCCTCGTCGCGTTGCGACTGAATGGTGTTGACCTTGAGCACTTAGACGTAGAAGACGACGACGCGGAATTTGCCACCGGTGAGGGCGGCCGCCGCGATGGTGATCGCGAGCTGGCGGCGCACCGTGGTCTTTACGCTGGTAGCGCCAGTAAAGGCTGGGGTGATGCTCTTGCGGTTTATGGTCGACCAGGGAACGCCACCGAATGCCGCGGCCGCCAGAAGGTCGCCGGCAGCCTCCGAGTTGACGGCCACGGTCGCTGCTCCACCCGAGGCGAGGATGGTGTCGACCTCGATAAAGCCGCCAAGGATGATCGCTGCGGGTGGAATGTCATTGCCGAGCTCGTCATCCGAGCTGGCCCGAAGAACGATCGTGCTGATGGCCCCGCCGTCGACGGCGAAGTCGTACTCACCCTTGGCGACCTTGAGATCGCGGGTTGATTCCATTTGGGGCATGACGCTTGTCTCCTTTTGAGGGAGGGCGGCGAGTTGCCGCCCTCCTCGGTAAATCAGCTCAGGACGCGACTACGATCAGAGGCCGGTGACTTGACAGAACGCGGCTCCGCGCCTTACGACGAAGGCGGCGCGGACATCGGCGCGGATCGACTTCTGGCCCTTGATGAAGTCGTCGTTGACGTAGCCGACCTGAACGTTCAGGCCGCGGCGGAAGGCGAGATAGCAGTAGTTGACGAAGTCGCCAACCAACGCGGTCCCGGCGGCGCCGGCGTCGCACTGTGCGACCGGCAAGCCCCAGACGTACATCGGTCCCGCCTCGCTCGGCGAGCCCCAGATGTAGACGCCCTCAGCCGTCCGGAGCAGACGCACGTTCTGCCAGTCGGTCGGGTGCATGATCGCGGCGCTCGCGTTTGCACGGCCAGTCAGATAGACCTTGACGATCGCCTTGAAGATGGCGTCCGGGCCCGGGTCCGCGGCCTTCGCCTGGGTCTGGAGGTTGACGGCGTTCAGCAAGCCCAGCAGGTTGGGCGCAATGCCGTTCCCGTTGAAGCACTGACCATCGAGGCGCTGCCTGACTCCGAACAGGAGCTGGCTGTCGACGAGGCCTGCCACCAACGGCACGTCCTCGAGCTGCTCGTCCGTGACGGGCAGGAAGTGGCCGATCTTGCGCACGTTGGAGGTGCGCTCGGTGTAGACGATGGTGGACTGCGCGTAGGCCGCGCCCTCAGCGACTTCGGCCGCGGCGTTCGTGAAGGTCGTCTCCTCCATGAAGACCACGTTGGCCTGGCTGGTGTCCAGCTGGGGCAGGATGTCCAGGATCTGGATCGGCCTGGTGGCGATCGGCACGATGTCGCCCGACCGGATGGCCTGCGGCTGGAACCCGGCCGCGGTGCTCATCACCGCCTTGGTCTGCTGGCCGGCGAGCCACGACTTGGCGTCGATGTCGAGCGTCTCCTCGGGCCCGTCGTTCTTGCCCGCCTTCTTGCCTTCGACGAAAGCCTTGCTCTCGATGAAGGTCTCGCTGAAGCTCTTGGACTGCGCCGACTCACGGCCGCCGGGGATGGGGAGCATCCCGCCTGGCATGTTGAGCTTGGCGCCCAGCGCGGTGACGTTCTCCTGCGCGACGAGCAGCTCGACTTCCTGGCCGAGCGCAGTCATCTCGTCGTTCAGACGCTTGATCTCCATCCGCTTGTGTGAGGTGTCGCCCTCGATGGACTTGATCTTCTTCATGTCCATGTCAGAGCCCGCCTCTTCGAAGATGGCGCCGAGCGCCTTCTGCTTCTCGAAAAGCTCTTCACGCTTGGTTGCTAGTGGTGTTGGCATGGCGTTTGCTTTGACTCCTTGTGGTTTGGATTTAGGCGGCGCCGACGCCGGCCGCGCGCTGCTGCAGTTGCAGCCAGATCGCATTCAGCTCAACGTCATCGTCCGCAGACTTGCCCGCTTCCGGGTCCGTGGCGGTGAGCAGCTCCTGCATATCCGTAAGCGCTGCCGTCAGACCATCCACGAGCGAAGCAACCCGCTCGCGATTAGTCGCCGAAAGTACGCGCCCCTCCTTGGTTCGCATCGCCGCCCGCGCCTTCACCCGCTCCAGGAATCCCTTCAGAGCGGCAGACGCGTAATCGGCATGACCTCCAAGGTTCAGGCTCTTGGCTTCTTCGGGCTCGCCATCGGCGAGTTCGTCGGGGTCGGGGATGTCGAACTGATCCATCAGCGTGTCGACCAGCTCGTCGAGTTCGTCGGCAAGCAGGTCGATCTGCGCGATGGTGGCCAGCGTGGCGGCGTCGGGCGTGAGCGCCTTGAGCTTCGCGGCCAAAGCGCGGGCCTTCAGCGGGGCGCGTCCAGCGACCGTGAGCAGGGCGGACTTCACGTGCTCGGTCGCGGTGTTCACGCCTGCGCCGACAAGCACTGGCGAGGCCTCCCAGACGTCGAGCTTCTTCAGGATCTGTGCCGATCCAGCAAAGGCCGAGAGATCGCCGGGCTCGGTCGAGGATTCCAGTGTTTGATAGCCGTGGCTCCATTCCCCAAGACCAGCTGCGGCCAGAGCTTTCACCGTCTCGTAGGTGTCCTTGCCTGGCGTGGTGTTGAGGAAGAACTCCCCATCGACCCAGGCTGTGCTGGCGTCCGAGCCGATCACGCCCTTTCCCACTGGAAGGGCGCCCTCCCACGAGGAGTGCATATAGGCACTGATGACGATCGCCTTGCCGTCAGGGAACGCGCCGGGCAGCGTGACGTCGCCGTCCTTATCGACCACGTTGAGCGTGGCGATACGTGCGCGGAAGGCTCCCGGCTTGTCCGCCTTGAACTGGAGGTCGGCGAACGGGATCGACTTCCGGCTCATGGTTATTGGCATGTGTTCACCTCAGTTGGGCGTTAGCTGGAGCAACTCGGCCTTGATGTCGTCGATCTGCCGCTGGTAGTCCTTGGCTCCCGGTGCGAAGTCACCAGAGCCGCCCTGCACCCCGGG